TCCTGTTGTAAGCGCGTCAGCAGGATTCGTAATAGAAACTTTGGCGGTCGCCTTTGCAGGAACAGGACCGCGAAGATGAATACCGATTAGCTCAAGAAGCTTAAGAAGTCCTTCTGAAGTCTTTGCAGTTGCAAGGTAGTTCTCTTGAGCGAGTGCATCAGCTTTGTACGATAGAACAGATGCCATGTATGCAAACAGTTCAGTAAGCATTTGACCCAAGTCGGACTCCACGAAGTTCGTGTAATCGTCTGGGTATACCGCGCGGACATAGTTGTTGAAGCTCTCCTTGAACCCGTCAAAATCATTTGTAGAGAAATCAATCAGGTCCTTTCTGAGCGGGAGAGGAATTCCTCCAAGTCTCAGGTAATCAGATGTTACCTGACCATCAAACCCACTTGGGTTATAAATCGAATCGAATGCGGGATTGAATCCAGGTATTCCGTTAGCCATTTATCCGTACTCCTTGTGAGTCTACTGTAAGCGCGATTCTGTCCGAGAAGAACACATTGTCTTTAGGAGAGAATACAAGCTCAACATTGATTTGAGAGTTCTCAGTTACGGGAACCACATTAAGCTCACGAATGATTACGCGAGGCTCGTATTTTTCTATCGCGGTTTGAATTGAGTTGCGAAGGTCACTGACAGTCTGGGAATCGAGAGGTGCAAATACGGACGCCCTGAGAGTTGTTCCGTAGTCATACCTCATCGGACGCTCACCTCTTTGCGTCATGATAAGTTGAAGCAGGCCGTCCTTAATAGCTTCCTCGTTGAAGTTACGAGAGAACATTCCTCCTGTATTGGTAGTCTTTACAGGAAACTGTAATCCCTTTACGGTTTTCTCGTACTTCTGAGTGACGAAATGTACATCACCATAAGTTCTCGTATTGCTTCCGAAGCTGTTTACCATTAGATTAGTCTGTGAGGTGTATCAATCCCATTGAAGTATGGGCTTTGTGCCTTGTAGTTCTTAGAGACCTCGTTTGTAGATAGGGGTTTTGAGTACATCTTGAAACTTCCAAGGTGACCGTCAAGACCGCTTCGAGACAGCTTATAATTCGTTCCTGTCTTCTCAAAACCTCCTAGTCCTGCGACCTCACTACCAGGAGTAAGAATTGAGTGTTGTCCAATCGGACCTCCTGATGAGTCGTAGCTGCCCTGCACAAAGTATGAGGTATTGGTATTGGTTCCCAGGAAGCCTGGGTTGGCGGTGAAAGGTACAGCGCCTTGTCGGATAAACGGAGAATCGGCAATACCGTCAGTAAACCCGCCACCTAGAATCCATGGAGTGAAGATAGGAGTGTCTGGTAAGTTTCCAGTGTACAGGGCTTCACCGTAACGAGGAATCGCTTCATGATAATGCCCCTCGGTAATTTTGCTAGGGATGCCCAACGGGTTACCTGGGTTAACGCTGAACGAAGTGCTGACCAGCGCCGAAGCTAAAAACTCTCCGTTTACATACAGAGTTATCTCATCCTTTGCGCTGTCGCAAGTAATGTTATAATGGGTAAACCCGCTTGCGGCTTGTTCAATGGTGTAACCGCTTTCAGTTGTAGCCGACACAGGTACTTTGAAACCTAACTCAACTCGACACTCAGCGTCAGTTCCCATGCCGCTAACTTCTTCAGCGATGACAACGCTCTTTCCCCACTTCTCATTGTTTTGAGCAACGGTAGGAAGAACAACAAACTCCAGGCCGTTCGAGACGCTAGTTCCAGGCTCGCCTTTGTCTCTCCATCCGATAATCATACCTCTGGTCCTTCCCTTTCTCACTGCGTAAGTGTTAGGGTCAGAATCACCAGTAGTAAAGATAGAAGTTGAGAATGTAGAGGTAATCGGGTCTCCACAGTTCTCGTTAGCAGCTACAAGCTTGTACCTGTGGTCTACCGTCATACCTGAAGATAGGTCTGGGGTGTACGCCCAGAAATCCATACTCCACCCCTGCTTGTTATACATTAAATCGTCAAGCGGCTGTGAACCAGGGTAGGGTGCGTTGTCCTTGTAGTTATTCGGAAGACGCACATACGAGCCTTGAGGGAGGTGTGAATATCGAAGTCCGTATTTCAGGTCTGGGCGGTACAGTGAGCCCTGTAAGTAAGGAATGCTTACACCGGAAACAAAGATTGAATCGGCGTCTCCCACTAGTTTTGCGTTTAAAGGGTAGCCCTTATTTGCGTAGTTTCTTACGGAGAAGTTGGTGGAGCTAGGAGTAGTCGCCGCCTCAGGCTCCAAGAAGTTGTAGCATACGACCAGATTATCTGTTACGATGTCGTCATCTAGTGTTCTAAGGTATGCGACTGTACCGGAAAAATCAGCATCCCCTGAGGTGTTTAGCCAGTCAGCGGTTCCGTAAGGGGCTAGGCTAAGTTCTGGAATTACCTCATACTTAGCTCCAGGGCCTTGCTCTAAGAAGATAGGAGTAATAGGTGAGGTAGTATCATCGAGGTCCGATGAGTGAAGCATAACCTCTTTCTGAGCTTCAATCTCAGGAATAATCCCAAGCTCCTTCAGATACCTGAAATCGTTTACAGGGATACGCGGAATGAATTCAATTTCGGACTCGGGAACAGTTCCGAAGCTAATGGCCTCTACCTTGTTCTCGTCGCCGCAGATACTGTCAATGAAAGAAGGAATCTCTTTGTTAAATATTCTATAGAATAGACCTTCTCCGCGAGGGTCACCGCTAGTAGTTACATCGTAAGGGCCGAAAAGAGCGGCGACCTGAAGCTGCTTCTTACGCTTCTTAATCTTACGGTCATATGTATGCGCTACGCCCGCGTAGCTTTCTTTGTAGTTCTTTACGACTGCTGAGTCTTCTGTGTACCCGTTTGAAAGCAGGTCAGCAATCTTTCCTGAGACATCAGCAACTTGAAGTTCTCTATCGTTGACCATGTTGCGAAGAACATCGTCATACCTGTAGAAATCCTTTACCTTCTGGGTCTCGTTCTTGTAATCATCAGAGAGAATAGTCTCCGCAAACCTCTGGGCATCTTTATCGGTAAAGGCTTGTCCTTGACCGCCACGGTTTGATTCGTATCGAAGCTGCCAAGAGATAGAATCAATCTTACGCGCCGTAATGTGAGGAATACTACCGCTTCGTGAGTCGTAGTAGATACCGTCCTCTGAAAGAATATAACGGCCTTGAGTGGACACAGGAGGACCGAAGACTGTATCAAAGATAGGTGGCTTCTCCTCGTCTTCAACCTTAATGCCTAGAACCTGAGCCTTAATGATGTCTAACCGAGCGCGGTTCTCATGGTACGGAACGACTAACTTGTTGTTTACAAACTTCTCATAGTTTTCAAGGTTAGTGTTCGCGGTTTTAAATACAGTGTCTCTAAAGTTCTGAACTAGCTCATCAATCTGAGGGCCAGATGCGACTCCAGATAATGTAGCGCCGAACTCGTCCGCAATTTTATTAAGAGCGGACTCCATCGCAGAAACATTGACGACGGGATTAGGAAGTTCTCCCGAAGCTCTCTTGGCTAAGACATCATTTACTTGGTTTAGGGTCTCCAGATTCTCGTCAAGCTCAACCTTCAAAGTAGCAATCTTTGAGTTTGATTTGCTCTTCTCTAGCTCTAGTTGTTGGGAAATCTCTGGCTTGATGTCTGGTCCCATCTGAGCCTCAAGCTCTTGGTTCATGTTACCAACGCTATCCACACTTACAGATGTTCCTGCTGCAACAGAACCTTGTTGGAAAACTTCCTCACCCGCAGAAATTAAATCCTGAATCATCTTTGCAGTAGACAACGCAGACTTCGCAAGGCCCGCATACTTTTGAATACTATCAAGAGTGTTCTTCAGTATAGTTACTGTTTTACCTTCAGTAGTAGTATCAACTTCTACCTTACCTTCTAGACGGTCTTTGCGTGCTTTCTCGGAGGATAGCTCCGCTGCCTTATCTTCAGACTTGGCTGTGAAGAAATCAGATATAGACGCGAGTGCGCCTGTAGGAAGCATGTTTAGCGAATCGAGAGAGAACATCTTAAATCCTTACCTTATATATCATTGAGGACCAGTCGTGTTGGAGCCGCCAGACTCAACGCCACCGTGAGTATGGGTGTCTAGTACGATACCGTTAGTGGTCAGAGTACCGCCCGTGTTAATGACACCACCAGGACCAGTAATAGTGACGCCCGCCTCAGTAATAACTACGCTGGTAGCTCCTACGGTCAGTGTAATGGATTCAGCAGCCTCGATGTCTATCAAACCTTTCTTTGATTGATATTTTATATCGCCTTGAGAGGCTGATTCTATGATATCGCCCTTGCCTGCTATCCTTACAATATTTTTCTCAGCAACAGTCTTATGGTTCCCCTTGTAAGAGAAATCACAAATATCTCCTTCACCTTTATTCTCTCTGTACTGAGTGCCCTTTCCTTTGTGAATTAATTGGTATTGATTACCTTTCGTAGAGAAGAATCTCTGGTCTCTTTCGGAAATAATCTCAACGGATTCGGTCTCTCCAGCAGTCTTCGAGCCAGTAATAATTCTAACCCTGTTCGGACCGTGCTCATTGGACAGCTTCTCATCCTGCAAGGATATCCTATCCATCGCCAGCGCGGGAGGGCCGTCATCTAATATTAGTCTCTTCCCTGAAGCTGCCTGAACCAGTACACTGTTGTTGTGAGTTCCGTCCTTCGTAATCTTATGGGACATAACAATCTTATGTCCGTTCTTTTGTTTCCAGATGTCCTGCTGTGGAATCTGATTATCAGCATAAATATTTTCAGCCTCGGGTACAGCCAACCCTACAACCCTTTGAGTTCTGTCGGGCCTAGGTGTCGGGTCTAGCTGGCTTGTATTGCCTTCATCAGCGTCGTGCCTATCACTAGTTACAGGACTTCTGCCTTTTTCCTCAGGCATGATTGTTGGTATGCAACCTAACCATGCGTGTCGGACTGGTGAGTCGCGCCCTGGAATTTCGGCGGGAGGCATATCAACATACAGAACCGTGTTCCCTGGTCCCGGCACTGAAAGAAATCCAGCACCTCCTCCCAAATTAGGAGAACAAGGAAGAGCTTGAATCTTAGTTCCCGCCATCACATTTTCGCCTATGGGCTCTATGGTGATGATGCCAGCGGACTGCGAGTCCACCGTTGATACTACTATTCCTACCTTAATCATTGCCTTTTAGAAATGTGTAACTTGCTTTTAAAAGCTCTTCTGAGGTATTTACGCCCAGCGCAGGAATCAACTCGAAATCAGTTACAAGACCTTTAGTAGTGTCTAGTCTGTGAGTAATATCAAGAATATTATAGACGCCACTTAGCCAATGGAATGTCCCTGGAACCCTTGGCTCCGCGACCCAAAGCGCAACTCGTCTATTGGCTAGTTCATAGCTAAGAGTATCAAGCTCAGGGATGCCTAGAGTTGTAAGTTTGATATTTGTAATACGCTTCTTAAAATTAGAAAGAACCCTCAGTCTTGCTGCCAGGGCCAGAGCCACTTCGGGACTATCAACGGATAGTTCATTTTGAAGTGCTTGTATAGGGGAGTCTGTCATGTAACGACGACGAGTCTCTCTTGGAATTACCTGACCATCGACCGACATTCTTGCCACACCCGCCTCGTTACTGGCTCCTGTGGAGTACGGGAAGAACGCATTCAGCAGGTTATTGTTTCTAAGAAACTGCAAATCTTCCTTTACTTTGTTTAGAAGGTCATTGGACTGTTCCCCATCTGAGTAAAGACCCTCCACAAGCCTAGCCGCTTGAGATGCAGCCCTCTGAACCACTTCGTCTGGTACTTCATCGGGCGCGAACTCCACAATAAATATTTCGCCTTCTGGGTTGGCAATCTCTCCGAATGCAACCTCAAGGACCCTAAGAACAGTATCTCTATAATCTAGGTCGGTAAACCTTTCGGTAATATCATACAGCCTATCTGCAATTATAGGTGCTCTCGTAATATCCGTATAGAAGCCAGCTTTGTTTATATTAAATGCTAGGCTAGTAATGATATTGTCTTTTCTTTTGTTGAACCCTGTCGCCAAAGAAATGTACGCAGGGTCATCCTGTACTTGAATATCAAAGGACTTGATGTACTCAGTTGAATTCAAATACGACATAGCCTGTTCGAATGTCTGGTCAGGGGAAATGACCACAACATTATCTGTGGCGGGAGAACCCCAATCCACTGGAGAGTCTAGCTGTGAATCTACTTCGCCCTGACTCTCAGGAGGTACTACGGACACAGGCAGTAAGTTAATATTAATATACTCAGCTACGGAATCTAAGTGAGTTCTGTTAATTTTCTCAACTAGCTTTCTAAGTTGAGCATGTCTATTGGTACACCTAATTCTTAGAACATTACCATCAATATACTGCGG